ATTAATATTCCTGATAACGCCATTTTAACAATACCATTCCCTTTGATTAATTCCTTATTAGATTATAAAGGTGCATTAGAGCAACAGTTCTTCTATTATGGCAGATAATATACATATTGAAAACGACTATCAAAATATTTTTGTAGTTGACCCTAATAAAGTTGATTTACCTAATGGACAGGTAAGTGATAGAAACATTGCTCAAGAAGAATTAGTAATGTATGCTAATTTAGAATGTAACTTACAGGCTAGAAGTAAATTAATTGTTGGTAGTGGAGATAAGCAACTTAGAACATTAGGTCTTGGTAAAATCAATTTTTTAAAACCTACTGGTGAAGATTATTTAAGTACTAAATGGACTGAATTACAATCACAATCCAGAAAAGCTGATGAAATAAATGGTGAGTTATTAGGTATTACTCAAATTAGTTATAAAGTAACTCAACCATATACTGCTGAATTCACAGTAAATTTAGAGGACGTAAGAGGGAGAGCCTTGTTTGAAAGTGGGAACGACTCAATATATTCTGCGTTTTTTAACTTACCGTATCCTGTTTTTTATTTAACATTAAAAGGATGGTATGGTAAAGCAATTAGATATCAATTATTACTAACTAAATTTCATGGGGCATTCAATTCATCGACAGGAAATTTTGAAATAACATTAACTTTTAAATCGTTTACATTTTCAGTTTTAAAAGATTTGTTTATGACTGATTTATATGCGGTCCCTCAAATGTATCAAACAACTAAAATTGACAACTCTAATAATGGTGTTGTTGTTGATAATAATGTTACACAAAACTTTTCAACGTCGACAACATTTTTAGGTAATGATAAAATTATTGAAGTTTATAAAAAATATAAATCAAAAGGTTTATTACCTCAAGATTTTCCTGAATTAACAGTACAATCATTAATTGAAAAATTAGATACTTTTATTAACACTAGTTTAGAAAATTTAGGTCAAGTTTCACTAAACCCATTAACTGATTATGAAAAATATTTAAAAACATTAGATGAATTAAATTCTGAGATAGTTTTATACAACGAGTCTTGGTTTAACAAATGGCTCAATTTAGAAAAGTTATTTGTTATAAAAGAAGGTACTGGAAATATTAACGTATATACATACCTTTTAGACGATAGTTTAAATGAAGCATATACGGATTTAAAATCAAAAATTGAAAGTAAAATTACAATTCTTAACAAGAATGTAACATTTGGGGATTCGGGTGGTTTATATAGTATTCCACTTAAAAGTGATGATATTTTGAACTCTTTAAGACCAACTATATCTGAGTCTTATTTTGACTATGAAAAAACAAGATTAAAAAGATACGGAAATGCTACTGTAACACAACAACAAATAGATGATTTAGGTGTTGAAATTCAAGAACTCGTATTTAAGAATAAAAGTAATCCTTTTATATTTACTAATCAGGGTAAAAACGGATTTACCAATTACATTCAAAAAATTAAAACAAAATTAAATTCTTATAAAGAAGAATTAGAAATTAGTCTTTCAGACCAACTGTCGGAAATATTAAAATCGCCTTCAGGTATTGGATTTCAACCTACTATTAGAAATATTATTGGAGTTCTCATGGCATCCGCAGAAGCGTATTTATTACTACTAGAAGATGTTCATACTAAGGCATTTAACCAAAGAGAAAATCCAAAAAGACAACAAAGTATTGGTGGTTTTGACAAAAAAGAAAATCAAATTAATCCTATCGTTTACCCTTGGCCTCAATATGTTGTTGGTAAAATAATTGATGGTGTTGAAAAATTTGAAATACAATATCCTGGTGACCCAAATTATATAAATCAAACTGGTGGAGATGATTATGAGGCATGGCCTGAAGTAGAATTTGTTGAGGAATATACTAAAAGTTTTATTTTGAGACAAATCCCTCCTAATACCACTCAATCACAACAAAATACAAATGTCATTTTAAGAAATTTAATTTCAGGATTTGATACCATACCATCAAATATCTCGTATAGTAATTTATCAGTACCTGATTTTTTCTTTGAAATTATGGAGAGATTACAATTAATTGTAAATCTTAATGGATTTTCAGGTGATTTAGGATTTAACACTATTCTCCCTTTTTTAAGCCAAACTGAGTTTGAAAATATGAAAGAAGCTTTAAAAAATGATAATGGTGGAATTACTAATATTCTTAAAAATGGAAAATACAGAACTGTAACATCATTTAACGAATTATTATCTTCTTTTTCTGTTAGTTATGCAAAATATTCAAATGGATTTCTTACTGTACCATATTTAATTAACGAAGTTAATAATTCTTTTAAAATTTTAGATAAAGATTTACCAGAACAAAGTGTTTTAGTTTTAAAAAAAACTATAAAATTAGTTGAGGATACTATAAAAAATAATGCATATACTAATAATTCTTTAGATATATATCCATTTATTAATTTAAATTGGTGTAAAAATAATTTAGAAAATGGCTCAATTTTAACAAAAGATATTATATATAGTACAAAATCTTCATTATTTTATAATGATTTTAGTAAAAAAATATCAAATTATGATATAAATGATGCTATCGGTATATCAGGATATAATAGTAAATTACCTAATCAACCTATTGTTAATTTAAAAATTAAAAGTAATATAATTGATACTGAAACATTAAATTTAAATACATTTTACACAAATAGAAAAGTTAAAGATTATGTTTTTACTGAGGGTAAAGTAACTTGTACTAACTCACAATTTACACAATCTCAAACAACTTCAATCCTTAACACACCATATTTTATTAACGCAATACAAGAAGGTATTGAAAATGAAAGAAATGATTCTGACCATCCATATATAAGTGCCTCTTATTTATTTTTAAATAGTTTACCTCTAACAACAACAAAAGAAAGATATACTTTAAATGACACGGCAAATAGTGTTAAAAATAATTTCATATCAACAACATTAAAAAAATATTCAGGTGTACACGCACTACCACTTCCGTGGATTGCAAAACTTGGTTCTATATGGTATAGATATAAAAATTGGAAAGAAAATGGTGTTGATATTTTGTCAAATATTTGGAATAACTTTGATTATGCTAATAACTATGACCCTGTTAATGGACAGGTAAATACACCATATATCATCCAAAATAACACGATTGTTTTACAACAAGATGTTCTCTCTTCACAAGGATTTACTTTAGGGTTTTATCCAAAATTAATAAATGATTTTTATTATTTGGTTAATGGTGTTAATTTATTTTCATCAACAGATACTACAATTAATATTCAAAATAAGATTAATGATGGTATTACATCAGGTAATATTTGGATTTTAGATGGTTCAGGAACAACGATAGGGTCTGATATTATTACAACACCGGGTAATACAAAAAGTGTTAGAATAAATACTATTAGTGTCTTAGTTAAAGATATTCAAAATGACAAGTATGTGATTACACCGTCGTTTGGTTTATACGACACAATGCCCTCATCAACAAATAATCAATTAATTGCTGAAATTATAAATTATTCTTCAGGAAGCGGTTTTACAAGAACTTCATTAGTTGATAACCCAAGTATGTATAATGGTAGCGTTAGATTATTATGGGGAGGGCCTAATTATGGTTATTTTGATACCACACAATTTACAATTAATCCTCCTGACAAATATTTGAAAAAAATATACACGGGTGGAACTGATACACAATCGTCATTTGAATTATTCGCGGAGGATGAGTACGATTCAATTGAGGAGATATTTTCAATTTTTTCAAAAGATGAGTTAGATAGTTTGGAAAACATATTTTTAAATTATACAAAATCAATTCAAAAAAACACTCAAAAAGAAAAATTTCACAATGTATTAAAAGGTATTTTAAGTACAAATTATTTACCTGAAAACATAACAATCACTGATATGTTATCTATACAATTTGCTCAAATGTATACCCTTACTGATGTTTTAAACACACACATTAGTTATAATAAATTAATTTCAATTGGTAACCCTAAAAAATATGACAAAAGAATTTTTAGTAGTGTATCCTCAAATCCATTATTAAATACTACACCACCTGGTGGTTACATTAATAACTCATTACCAACTTCAGGAGGGACTACAACATTATCTAATTCACAATTGTTATATCCCGAAGCTTGGAAAGCTTTAGAATTGTATGTTGGGTTTTCAACTATACCTGAATTAGTTTATAGTGATAATGGTTCATTTATAACTGATTTTTTTCCAACAATGAATGTTGAGTTTACAACGACTAACATTATTTATTATCAAAATGTAATTAAAGTTTTTGCAACTAAAAAATTACAACAATATAAAAATGGAATTTTTAATAGTGATACATTTAAATCAAATATAGATTCAATTCTAACAACCTTTAATAGTGAACTATCAAAATTATTCAATTCAACTTTTATTGAGTTATCAAAAGGGTTATCAGTTTCCCCAAAAATAAATGCGTACGGTTCTGAAATGGCACCTACAGATGGTTTACAACCAAGAGTTGAAAAATATGAAAAGTTTAAATCAGTTAATGATACATGGGTGGCAGGTACTAACTACAACTCTGACACTTTATTTGAAGATTTTTTATTTGTTGATAGGGCTAACAGAAATATAGGTGATAAAATTTATGTTGATGTTTTTAAAGTTAAAGATTATTTAAAGTCAGTTAATAGTAACTTATATTCTATAATCGAATCAATAGTTTTAGACCACCACTTTCAACCATTCGTAATTCCCGGATATATTAATTTTTACGGTGTTAACAGTCCAAGTTTAGATGCTCAACCACAAACACCTGGAGCAACTAGTTTTGCGGATTCTTTATTTGGGACTTTTAATACTGTTGATTATCAGTCAACAAAAACAAAATTTGTATGTATGTATGTTGACCAATCATCTAAACAATTACCAAATCCTGATATTGCAAACGGATATAATGATGATGGATTTGATTTAAAACGAGCAGCTCAACAACCATTGGTTGACAAATTAACCGATAAAAATGATTACGGATTATCAAATAAAGTAGTCGGGTTTGCGGTTGATTTTGGACTTCAAAATCAGAGTGTTTTTAAAAATATTACTGTTTCGCAAGATTTGGGTAAACCAACAAGTGAATCTTTAAGAGCTGAATATGATATTGCTAATTTACAAAATGGGGTAAAAACATCGACTCAAAACGTTTCATTATATAATTTGTTTAAATTAAGAAGTTATGAAGCGTCAGTTAATACATTTGGTAATGTTATGATACAACCTATGATGTATTTTATTCTAAGAAATATGCCTTTATTTGGTGGGACGTATTTAATTACAAGTGTTTCACATACTATAGGTGTTGGTAATTTTGATACAAGTTTTACTGGAACAAGAATGAGTGTCTTTACGTTACCAACAGTCGACCAACTGTTACAAACTATTAAACGAGAACTTTTACAAAATATAATAGCTCAAAGTAAAACATCTCAAAATACAATAACTCCATTACCTAATAGAACACAAAGTGAAATTTCAGCAATTGTTATTGATAATATCAACAATCAACCTAATCCGTCAACTTCAAATTGTGTACTTACTTCCGCAACACTTTCTGATTTTGCGATTACTACCACAACAACACAAACCCCGACTTATTCTGAAATTAAAATTATAATATCTAACTTAATTGGTGACTTAGAAAGAAAAAAATTAATTTATACTTTAATACTTTTAGAAAATGGTAATAATAATGATAGTGGATTAACAAGTTATAATTATAATTTAGGAAATATACCCGCGACTACAGATATTATTGGAGGTACAAATAAACAATTTATTGTTGATAAACAATATATTTGTTTAAAAATTAAAAATGTTAGTCAGGGATATTTTGTTTTTGAAAATTTCGAAAACAGTATAAAATTATTAGATGCTAGGTTTGGTTCAATCTTTAAAAGAGATGTTGTTAATTTTGTAAATTCTGAAAAATATGCTGAAGAATTTGCGAAATGTTATTTAAAATACTATCCGTACACAACAAATATCGATTATGATACTTTTAAAACTAGTAACGCTAATGACTTAAAAAAGTTACAAAATATTATTAAAAAGTATTTTGAGACAAAATTAAACTCTTTATAATAGAGATATATTTATAATAAAAAACAATTATGGGCACTAAAGAAATTTTAGACAGATATCTTGGAAAAAGTACAAGAATTACTGAAACAGATAAAGGTAATGGTTTCAAAGAAGTATGTGATTTAGATACAGGAGATTGTTACACAATCAGAATGAAAGACGGATTAATTGAAAGAGTTAACAATACTCTTTATACTAATAAAAAAATAAACGTAGAAACAACACAAGGTTTCAAACAATTATTAAATGGATAACATGGCAATTTCACAAACAATTATTGAAGAGTTAAGAAGATATAATAAAATTAATAATTATATCACAGAGCAAGATGCCACAACTGACCCATTTGCAGCACCAGCAGAAGGTGACCCATTAGCAACTCCTCCATCACCTGATGCGGGAGCTTTACCACCAGCACCTGATGCAGGTACGGATACCGCATCAACAACACCTCCGACTGCGGAACCTGTTGATATTACAAATGACCCTGATGTTGAAAAAGTTGGGGACGAAAGTTCTGAGGAAACAGGTACTGAAGAATTAGAAATTACTGATTTAGTAAAATCACAAAAAAATATTGAAACAAAACAAGAAGAATATTTTAATAATCTATTTAATCAACTTTCTAATTTAGAATCAAAATTAAATGATATGGGAAGTATTTTTACAAAATTAAATGATATCGAATCAAAGATTGAACAATATAGAGAAAAAACTCCTCAAGAAAAACTTGAATTAAGAAGTTTAGACTCAGGACCGTTTAATCAAAAATTGTCAGATTTCTTCGTTGATAAAGAAGAAGACATGGAAAAATCGGGAAAAAATGAGTATGTTTTAACTACTGATGACGTTGAAAGTTATACACCCTCAGAAATTAAAACAACCTTCAACGATTACGGAGAAGAATCACAATACAAACCTTTGAAATTCTAAATTTCAAGTTTGACTATCACGGCTGACACACTTATACTTGAATATTAACTAATAAATTATACAAACAAAATGGCGACAAATTCTCTAGATGCTGTACTCGCTCAGTACGAAAAAGCGAAAAGCGGAGGTAACTCTGCAAACAAAATGTCTCAAGAAGACAGAATGAAAAAATATTTTGCGGCAATCTTGACGCAAAATGAGAACTCAGGACAAAAACGTCTTCGTATTCTACCTACACCTGACGGGTCATCACCCTTCAAAGAAGTATGGTACCACGAAGTACAAGTTGAGGGTAAATGGAATAAAATCTATGACCCAGGAAAAAACGACAACGAGCGTTCACCTTTGACTGAAATTCATGATGAATTAATGTCGACAGGTAAAGAATCGGATAAAGAACTTGCAAAGGCATATAAGCCACGTAAATTCTATATCGTTAAAGTGGTTGACCGTGATAACGAGGCGGACGGAGTTAAGTTCTGGCGTTTTAAACATAACTACAAGAACGAAGGTATCCTTGACAAAATCATTCCAATTTGGAAGGCTAAAGGTGATATCACTGACCCTGTTAATGGACGTGATTTAATCATTGAGTTGGCTAAAGCAAAAACTCCTAAAGGTGCAACTTATACAGTTATTCAGACAGTTATGCATGACGACCCATCACCTGTTCATACAGACGCTGAGACGGCTAAAGCTTGGACTGAAGACCCACTTACTTGGGCGGATGTTTACTCTAAAAAACCTGTTGAGTATTTGGAAGCAATTGCTCGTGGAGAAACTCCAAGATGGTCATCTGATTTAGGTAAATACGTTTATGGTGATAGTTCATCTGACGAAGGTACTATCGGTGGTTCATATGTTGACCCACAGGC